TCCCTTGATAGGACTACCTCACGCTGCGCTTTGTACTTACGTGTCAGCCTGGGGTCTCTACTACCGTGCACCATCAGTAATGACCAGTCTTTTTATGATAATCCAATGCCTTACAAGGTGTGAGGTGCCTATGCTTTATATACTTTAATCCTAAATCTATTTGAGTATATGGATCTCTTGCCTTAAGCTTAAGTAGTTGAGGTATGCCATATGCAGTGGATTTAGGGTTATCTGCTCGAGGATTCCAATTACTCTCTTTATCCCATAGTAATTCTAGGCATCTATATTGCTTAGCATCCTTTAGCTTCATATGAGCATAGAGCTTATAGTTATTAACATCTCTTGCAGTATTAACCGCTATTGCAGTAGGACTATTGACAAATAGTAATAGCCCTCCTATAAGCACCAAACTACGCATACGAGCTATCCGCATCAGCGGCTCTACTGCGAGTATGGATGCTAACGTACGTGTCAAGTTACCCGTGAGTATGTGGATAAGTTGAGCGTATCTAGGGCGTGTCATCCACACATTATCCCTACCTGTGGATAACTCCTGTGGATAACTATTAGGCATAGATATGCTCCTTATGTCCACACTGCAAGCACTCGGATATAGGATCATTACCGCATAGCTTTATCTTACGTCGAGTACTATTGCACTTAGCACACTGATATTTAGGCATTACTCACCTCGTTTAATTTAGGATAAGGCTCTTGCTCCCATATAGGTTTAAGTGTCTTATCTATGAGATATACGTATCTGTGTTTACGTGATCGAGGCTCCCAATGGCCCTCAAACCCTTTACTTTTACCCCTTGATAACTTACTACCGTCGGCAAAATAGAAATCGTTTTTTTGAGGACTTAGCCCGTAGTACCCGAAATTGCAGGCTTGATATACCGCGCCTACGTGCCTACTTGAGTCTGCATAGCTGATAACCGCACGTATGCCGCGCTGCTTAAGGATTCTTAAACTACGACCTACGAGCATAGATCCGTAGTTTTTACCGTTGAGCTCAGGTTCTAGGACTAATCGGCTCATCTCCAAGAGATCAGGATAGTTACCTCGAGGGAAACCAAAGGCGCTAGTAGCTGAGTTAGGCACGCTAAGAGGTGAGTAAACTACCGCACCTATTACCTGTAGATCCTCGATAAGGCCAAACGCGTGCTGGCCTATGAAGCGTTTAGGTCCTAGATAATGATAGGCATTAACAAGCTCGTAAGCGTGATTATAACTAATCGGCTCTACCTTAGGCATTTAGGTTTAGCCAAGCCTCGTAGTCGTAGTTATAGAGCTCCTCAGGTCTGCTTATCCACTCGTAGTGACTTTTACATAGCGGGATAAGTAAGCGGCGCATCCCTGCGAGCTCACCGTCTTTATAGTAAGGCTCGTCTATGTAGCTATTATCGACTGCGTTACGCCTGCAGTACATAACCATATCGAACTCGGCTATCTTGCAACGTGGAATAGCTGCTCTAGGCATCGCTAGGCTCCTCTACTAGGCATACACCTATAACCCCGCATTTAGTACACTGCAGGGTTTTAACGTAAGGCGGTAGGTTATGTGTAATTATGCGCTCGATCTGGTCGGTAACCTTTTTACAGGGCCTGCACTCATACTTATATGTAGTCATCCCTTACATACCTCGCATAACCATAATACGACCTCATTACCAGTATCTCTAATAGTGAGGCCATTATCCGGGCTAACCTGCTTATGGCACCCGTCGCATATGGTTGTTACCCTGCTCGTCACATCGCCGTTATCGTGTATCGTCGTAGCTATTCCAGCCTTAATAAATGTCATTTCGCCCATTATAATTTAACCGCCTTGTCTATGTGTAGTAACGCTACCTTTTTATCAATCGCTGGACCGTTATCTACGGTGTTCGATGGTAAGCGCTTAGTAGTAAAAGTAACCGTAATCTTGCGTAGGTTAAACGCGTATATGCCGTTAGGCGTTGAGTTGATGTAAAAGGGTGTAAAGCCAAGGTCATTAGCTCTATCCATAAGAGCATCGTACTTATCCTTTTCGAGGATCAGCTCGTCGTAGTGAGTATGCCGGCATTTGAGCTCAATAGTTAGCCTATAGCCGGTACTCGTGGCATCGATGTACTCGTACGTGTGCTCGGACTTCTCTAGATCCTCAAGGTATGTAGCCTTGATGTAATCAAAGAGGCCCTGCTCGGTCATTGTTGAGGTTTCCATTTACCATCACTACCTATTACGTGCCATATTGGGTCGCACTGTTTATCCCGACTGCGCTCGGTGCACTTATATGCGGCCCACTCTTTATTCGTCTTGGCGCTCACGCCTTTAGCCCATACCATCGTGCCGTGCACGCATCTGGGCGCTGCCTCAGGTAATACGCCGCCTAAGCCCTGCTCGATCGTCTCTATAGCTTTACCCAGCGTAGGTATATCATCGGCTACAAATTTAGTAGTCCAGTAATCCGGCTCAGCTGTAACTGTCTCTACCTTTTGCATATCCTGTACGGTTGGCCGGCCACCTTCACTAGGCGAAAGCAAACCGATAACTCTACCGTAAGCGCTTGTAAACGTATCCTCTATAAACCATTTTTTCATATTTTGCGGATATGTTGCTACGTTGCCAAAAGCGTAATCAACGGCGCTAGGGTATGTATCCATATATTCTCTATACGCCTCGGCTCTGACCAAGATCGTACCTTTGTCTAGGTTTATATCCTCAATAAAAGCGATTAAGCGGCCTTCCGGGAACTCTGATCTAAAGCGTTTAATGCGAGTGTTTACATCCTCGTAGTTATCTAAGAATCCCATCAGATTAGGTTCTTTTCTTTAAGAGCTTGCACGATTGCCCGGCCTCGTATGTAACCCTCGCCGTGCCCGTGTCGGTACCCTATGGTATATGCAGCCCTAATAAACGCTGCCATTATGCCCGTTACTGTAAACACTATTATAAAATCTGCACTGTTCATATATCGCCCTTTGTTAAGGCCGATTAGGCATACTATCCGAGTAGCCCTCTCGGCGTTTGTGGTATCAGTATGAGCCCACTATCTGACATAAGGCAAGTATTTATGTAGGCGTGTCGGTTTTTATAGGCTCTTTCGGTTTAGATTTAAGCCCGTTACCGGCAAGTACCCCACCTAGCGCACCCGTTAAGAATATAGCTAGAGTCTGTAATAGCTGTATAAAGTCTCGATCATTGGGAGCTTGAGCACCTACGGGCTGAGTGACAAAGACCAGCGCATAAACGGCCCCAGCTGTAATTACAAAAAAAGTTAAAGCAAGTACCGCGCCTATAAGAAAGATAAGGCGAGCGTGTATCTCCTCAGGCGATAGCCGGCGCTTCTCCTTAGTCATTTGACTTAATAAGGTCCTTAGTGCAGGTTCCCGTAACCACACACTGCGGCTCAACGCACTGAGGCTTTTCCCAGTTTTCGTACTCTTGGCACTCATACCTTACCCATCCTTGGTAACCGCACCCTGATAGGAGTAACGTCCCCAACATCGCCCCTATCAGGGCCCGGATCATTTAGAGCCTAGACCGTACTGCTTTTCGCTTGGCTGTAGAGCTTTAAGTAAAGGGCCTACTAAGCCGGCGATAAAAGCATTAGCTAGTACTTTAGGATCTGTAATACCTGACATATAAAGCGCCGCTGCGCTTGCGAGAGCTGCACGTGCGTATGACATACCGGCAGCTATTAGTTGATCTTTCATTGTTACTCCTAAGTGCCCTTAAGGTTTGTCTAACTATAAACCTAAAGTCTCGATTAATGCTTTAGCCTTTACGGGTGATATTTCTATTTCCCAGTGCATTTCATCGGCCCGGCTCTTAAAGTCGCCGCCCCATTTGAGGCCGTATTTCTTAGAAAGAGCCCGGATCATCGGTACCTTCTCAGCTGGAAACGTACCGCGCTTACCTAAAGGGTGTTTAGTCGCGTTAAGGTCGATCGCCGTACCCGATGAGTGACACGATAACTTATCAGTGGTACCCCTAACCATCCTAAAAGCGTATGCCCAATCGTCAAAAGTTCCCTCATCGATTGGCTCAATCAATTCGTGAAAGTCTGCAGCAAAGGCGGCTAAGAGTGGGCCCACACTCTCAGCACACCTCAGCTTACGATCCGTACCCCTTACCGAGTAGGACTTTATTTTGATTTCATCCGGATCTTTAGAGGCCGGATAGCCGTTATAACTCTTTAGCATTATGAAAGTAATAAAGCCGCTTCATCGGCCGTAATGCCGAGGCGATTGAGGAGGTCGGCTTTAGCCTGAGCCTTAGCATCAATGCGATCCTGCTCAGCCTTTTCGGCTGCCTCATACGCTACTAATTCTTCGGCTGTAAATTCGATGTCTGTAATCTCATTAGTTTCTACATTTATGATGCGGTGCATAGATTTAGTCATTAGTTTACTCCGTATAGTTGGCACGTGCCTGCTGTAAAGTTTCCTGCGCTACTAGAGAAAATCCGAATGCTAGTAATTGCCGAGGTACTGCGGAATTGATGGGTTCCAAACTGTGTCACCACTGAGCCGTTATCTGACAAGTATCCTGCAGAATTTTGGATCTGTTTTCTAGCTATGGTGTTAGTGTAATCGGGAAAGAAAAGATACATAAAATTATCTGCATCCGCCCCTTCGGTTGTAAGATCCTGCAGAAAATTTGTATTAGAGTAAGTTGTCAGAGATCCCGATGAGCGGCCTGATGTAAGCGTGTATTCATAATTGTTCGCCGTAGTATTGCCATTTATTTCAATTTTCATACCTGCATCGGCCGCTTGATAGTAATTTTTAATAAGAATGTACAAATTTTTGTAAGTTCCCGTAATACTTGAAAACGTAACGTCCGCTACTCCGGCCATATCGGTAGAAGTGATAAGCGTAATACCACCGCTTGCCGCCGTTGCCCATTTTAATCCAGTCGCCTCAGCCGAGTCAGCGGTTAGCACTGTACCATTTGCACCTACGGCTAATCTAGCAAAAGTATCAGCTGCAGTACCGGCAACGAGATCGCCTTTAGCATCTATCGCGGTAGCCATTGAATTAGTAACTGTTACGGTACCGCTAGTGCCACCGCCTGAGATACCTGTACCAGCTGTAACGCCAGTAATATCACCTGCAGCATCAGTAACCCAAACAAAGTCCATATCGGTATTAGAGTTTTTAGCTAATACTTGGCCGCTTGTGCCGCCTTTAAGATCAAGTAGTGAGGCATCAATCGAATCACCGAGAGCC